GAGCTTGGTAATCAGTCTTCCTTAATGGATGATATAGAAGTACCTTATGAAATTATAGAGGGTAGGACTAGATTTTCTGATCCTGAACTTGCTATAAGAAGAGGACAAGAAGAAGGTTTAGTATATAATCCGTGGACTGATACAATGATGGAGGTAGCATGACAGAAGAACGTTTCGATCCTCCTAGTGTGGGAGGTGCAAAGTCAGATTTTGGATCAAGTGCAATAGACGTATCTGACTCTGCAAATAAGAAAAAGATGTGGAATGAATACCACACTTGGAGAAAATTAAAAGGTCCAGAAAGACAAGCTGGTGAACAACAATGGTATAACACATACTTTGGTATGTCACCAGAAGATTACCAACTGAAAAAGAAAGAAAGGATGGTAGATGATTTCCATCCTATTAAAAGATTAGAAAATGTATTCCAAAATCTATCTCTACCAGGATTAGGTATGGTTGACTTTGGAATGGATGTACTAGGTAATGTACCTGGTTTAGGTAGAGTTGATGACTATTATGATAAAGCAACTGAACTAGAAGATCCTGCTAAACAGAAAATAAGAAAAGTACTTTCTGTAGTATTACCATCTATAATTGGTGGTAAGGCTGTAGCTGGTAAAATGACTTCTATGAAAGGTCCAGCTCTACAAAAAGCATTAGTAGGTACTGGTTTATTTGCTGCTGAAGAAGCTGCTATTGTTGGTCTTAGTGATATTGGGGAAGAAGACAATTTATTCAGAACTATGTCTGATACATTTCCTAATGTATTTGGACCTCAAGGATCTTATCCACTACCTGATTCTATTAAAACTTTAGATAGTGATAGTCCTGGTATACGTAAGCTGAAGAATATGTATGAGACTGCTGGTTTAAGTATAGTAGGTTCAACATTAGGAGCTTTCATCCACTTTAAAGGTGGTAAGAAAGTAATGGATTGGATGGAACCATTAGATGATACAGCAGTTAAATATAAACAACTTAACTTACTAGATACTGCAGAACCAGATAAGTTAATCAGAGCACAACAGATCAATGAAATACTCTCTACTAAAGCTCTAAGTAAACAAAATGAGCAAGCATTAATGGATGAATTAATGACCATTAATGAAGAGTTAGGTATAGTAGATAGTATTGATGATGAGCTTAGACGTAGTAGACTAAAAAGACAAAGAGAATCTACTGCAGCTGCTAAAACTAAAATAGATCAAGGTGCAACACAACAAGAACTTGAATTTGATGTTGACTTATCTCCTGGTATAGTTAATGAAGCTGGAGAAGCTAGACAGATACCACCTTCAGGTAACGTAGCTAGAAACATGGCAGATACAACTGCTATTAAACAAGGTGTATCAGAAGGAGATCCAGCACCTATTATTACTGAAGCTATGCAACGTAAAGGTCTTATGGTTGGTCCTACTAGCCGTGGAGCTGTTATGGGTGTAGCAGAAGAAGGTAGAGATGTAGGTAGATTCAATGCAGTAGTTGATGGTTTTAGATTCAGTACTAAGCAGATGAACGCTGCAGCATGGGATATTTATACAAGTATCATAGCTGCCGAGAATATGGATGATGTACGAGGACTATTCTTAGAAAACAAAGATGTTAAGAATATGTTACTTGGTAGATTTAAAGTTGAGATGTTTAATGAAGAGCAGGCTAGAGCTGCTGCTTTTGCAATGAGAGATCTAGTAGATAGATATCTTGGTCGTGAAGTAACAGAGTCTTCTGCAAGAGCTATGGATACTCTTGGTAGAGAATCTGCAAGTATGGCTCAAGCAATTCTAGATCTTGAACCATTCACTGATGATAACAGGGCAATGGATCTTATTATTGATAAGATGCAATTCCTAATGGATGAGTATGCTCTTAATAAGTATGTATCTGGTTGGCAGTTAAGGAATAAAAACTGGTTTGACCAAGTACCTCCTAAAGAATTAGATACTGTTATTGAACAACTAACTACAGAATTTACTTCTGCAGAGAATGCTATACATGCTAAGAATCTGAAGTTTACTAAAACATTAAAGAAACTAAAAGTAGAAAATCCTCAACTAATGAGACCTTTGGTAGATGCCTATGCTCATACTAATGGTGATGTAGATAGTATAGCTAAACTTCATAAGTGGGCTGCAAACCAAATAACACCTGTAGGATTATTAAGAAGTCCTGATCCTAGACAAATGAATCTATTTGCTAGAAGTGCATGGGGAGTTGTCTATAATAATGTACTTAGTGGTTTATCAGCATTTAGAGCTGGTATAGGTAATACAGCACAGCTTATACTTAAACCTATCACTGGTGTATTAGGTCATGGTTTTAATGGTCTATCAGGTGAATGGGATGGCTTAAGAGCTACTTTCTATTATAACGGAGCTGTCTTTGAAACTAATAGACGTGCTTTGAATGATGCTTATCATATGATGAAGAGGACACATAAAGATCCTCAAACTATGATGAAAGCATACAGGAAAGACTTTGTATTTCAAGAAAATAAAACTTGGGATATACTAGAAAATATGAGACCTGTATGGGAAGCAGAAGGTAACTGGGGAAGAACACTACAATATGATACCGCTAAATTATTGAAAGAATTAGGTGAGCATCCTAATTTAAGATATGGAATGACTGGTATGGTCTTTTCTGATGTGTTTACTCAAGTACATTTAGCTCATTATCTATCTAGAACAAGAGCTTATAGTGATGTATTTAGTGAATTTGGTTATCTAAAAGAAGGAGCTATAGAAGCTGCAGAAGCTAAACATTATAAAGAAATGTTTGATGCAGATGGCTTAATAAAAGATAAAGCATTAAAAGCTCTTACTGGTGAAGTAACACTGAACCTAGATGATGGTGTATCTAATTGGATTAATAAAGCAACTACTGCTTATCCAGTTACTAAACATATGCTTATGTTCCCAAGAACATCAAGTAACTATATTAAGAACTCATTATCTTGGACTCCAATCAGTCTTATACCAGGAATCAATAAGTATAGTAAAACTATATGGGCTAGAACAGATGAAGATATAGCTGCTGCTTTATTAGAGCATGGCATAGATTCTAGTATACCTAATGCTGATTCATTATTTAAAAACTTACAAGCTGAGTATAAAGGTAGATTAGCTTTCTCTGGTTTAATGACTGCTACTTTATATCAGTATGCTATGTCTGGTAACATCAGAGGTAATGGTCACTATAATGCTAGTCGTAGGAATAAGGAACGTACTCAAATGGGATACGAACCTAAGACAATCAATATAGGTGGTAAATGGGTAAGTTATAAAGGCATCGTAGGTGTTGAACAGGTATTATCTATCATAGGTGATATGGCATATTACGCTAAAGATATAGATGAAGCTACGCTATCTAGTTGGCAAGCTAAGCTTACTTGGACTATAGCTTCTACATTCTTAAACGAAACACCTTTACAAGGCTTAGAGCCTCTTATAGCGGCTACTAACGGTGATTTAAGTGGATGGACTAGATTAGCAGCTAATACTGCTAGATCTTACATACCATTATCAGGAGCTGCAGGTGTACTAAGTAATGCTATTACATCTACACAGAAGGATATTCAAGGAAGTGTTAATGAGTATCTAATGAATAGATTACCTGTGTTCTCTAGTTTACTGCCAGATCAAATAGATATCTGGACTGGTGAACCTGTAAATGATATTGATAACCCATTCTTAAGAATCTTAAACGCATTGAATCCATTGAAAGTTAGCGGTACAGCTGAACCTTGGAGACAGTGGTTATTAGAATCAGGCTGGAATGGACTAAGTAGATTAAGAAAAGATTCAACAGGATCTTATGAATATACTCCTGAAGAGCGTGAACTAATCTATCAATTTATAGGTGAGCAAAAGATGTATAAAGAGATAGAGAAGTTAATGAAAAATAAGAAATATAATAAAGAATTAAAGATGTTACGTATACATCGTAGTAATAATGCTGAGATTGATCAAGATAGAATAAAATTAGATACACAAGACTTACCTGTATTTCAAGAAATTAATTTCATAGTACGTAGAGCACAGAAGATTGCTGAACGAAGACTATTAAACCTTAGACCTGATATTACAAATCGTATAAGATCACAGCAAAAAGCTGATTTTCAAATGAAGAGGGGTGATATTGAAGGTGCTGCACAAACTCAGAAAGAAGCACAAACTGAAAAACTTTTACAAATAAACAAATAACCTTTTATGGCTGTCACACAGAACTCATACATAGGTAATGGCTCCACCACCAATTACTCATTCACATTTCCATATCTTAAGACGGAGGATGTCAAAGCACAGATCGACGCAACCGTTACTACAGCTTTCACCCTAGCTAATGCAACAACGGTACAATTTAATACTGCTCCAGCTAATGGAGCCAAAATAAAAATATATAGAGAAACTGATGATTCAGCCTTAAACGCTACCTTCTATGCAGGGTCAGCTCTTAAGTCAGAAGATCTAAACGATAACTTCACCCAAAACTTATATTCAACACAAGAAGTTACTGCTAGATATCTAAGTAACCTTGGTGGTACCATGGTCGGAGATATGACCATGGCAGAAGACGTAGACATCATATTTGAAGGTGCTACAGATGATGCACATGAAACTAGATTAACTGTAGCTGATCCTACTGCAGATCGTACTATAACTTTACCTAATGAAACTGGTACAGTTCTTACAACAGGTAGTTCTGGAGCAGTATCTTCTGCAATGATAGCAGATGGTACTATTGTAGCTGGTGATCTAGCATCTGATTCAGTAACCACAGCTAAGATAACTGATGCTAATGTAACTACTGCTAAACTAGCAGCAGATGCTGTAACTGGAGCTAAGATAGCTGATAATGCTGTTGATTCAGAACACTATGTAGATGATAGTATTGATACAGCACATATATCATCTAATGCTATAACAGCAACAGAAATAGCAGGTGGTGCTATAACAACAGCTAAAGTAACTGATGATGCTATTACTCAAGCTAAAATAGCAGCTAGTTCTATTAGTTCAACTGAACTGACAAGTAATGCTGTAACAACAGCTAAAGTGACTGATGATGCTATAACACAAGCTAAGATAGCAGATAATTCTATCGGTAATGCACAGATGCTTAATGATGCTGTTAGTACAGCTGAATTAGTAGATAATGCAGTTACTAATGCTAAGATGGCAGACAGTTCAGTAGGTACAGCTGAATTAGTTAATGATGCAGTAACAGCTGATAAGATAGCAGATGGTGCTGTTACTTCAGCTAAGTTTGGTGATAATGTTATTACTAATGCTAAGTTAGCTGATAATGCAGTTACAACTACTGAAATACAAAATAATGCAGTAACAACTGCTAAGATAGCATCAGACAATATAACAAGTGCATTAATAGCTGATAATCAGATTAACTCAGAACATTATGTTGATGAGTCTATTGATAGAGAACACTTAGCAGCTGATATTATAGATGGAACAAAAATTGCAGATGAAGCTATTAACTCAGAGCACTATGTTGATGCTTCTATAGACCATATACATTTAGCTAATGATGTAATAGATGGAGATAACATACAGGATAATGCAGTTAATACTGAACATATCACAGCTAATGCTGTTACTGATTCTGAAATAGCAACAGGTACATTAGATAATAGATATTATACAGAAACTGAACTAACTGATGGTGCTCTTGACGGTAGATACTACACTGAAACAGAATCTGATGCTAGGTATTTCAATATAAGTACTGGAGATACTATTAAAGATGGTGACACATTTCCAGATAATGATACAACTATTGCTACTACAGCAGCTATCAATGATAGAATAATTGATCTTATTGATGATGTAGGTGGGTTTGTACCAATAGCAAATGAAACATCTTTCCCTAATACTAACCCTGATGTCAATAATGGTGCAGGTACTATAGTTAGTATAGGTGCTTTAGCTTCTAACCATAACTCAAATGGTAGTGGTGTTATAACAATTTCTAATGGTACTGTAGGAAACTCTACAGTTACTATTACTGGAGCTGCTAATAGTACTACATATTCAGCTGGGTATGGTATGTTGTTAGAGACAACTACTACTCTTAATACTTATACTTTCCATAGATTATCTTCCAAAGCAACTGAAGTTACAACAGTAGCTGGTAGTATCAGCAACGTTAATACTGTTGCTGGATCTATTAGTAATGTTAATTCTGTAGCTGGTAATGCAACAAATATTAATGCTGTGGCAGCAGATGCTACAGATATTGGAGCAGTAGCTGGTAAAGCAACAGAAATAGGACGTCTTGGTACAGCTGATGCTGTAGCAGATATGAACACACTTGGTACTACAGCTATTGTATCTGATCTAGACACATTAGCTGATATATCAAGTAACATAACAACAGTAGCTGGAGTAAGTTCTAACGTTACAACAGTAGCTGGCATATCATCAAACGTTACAACAGTAGCAACCAATAATTCTAATGTAACAACAGTAGCTGGAGATATTAGCAATGTTAATACTGTAGCTGGAAATAATACTAACATCAATACTCTTGCTGGTATTAATTCAAATATTACAACAGTTGCTGGAGTAAGTTCAAATGTGACAACAGTTGCTGGTAGTATTAGTAATGTTAATACAGTAGCATCAAATATATCTAGTGTTAACGATTTTGCTGATAAGTATCGTATAGCTTCAAGTGCACCATCTTCAAACAACGATGAGGGTGATCTTTACTATAATACTTCTACAGATACACTATACATATATAATGGAAGTGCTTGGCAAGCTGGTGTAACAGATATATCAGGTCTTACTACAGATTCTGAGTTAGCTGCTTGGGCAGGTACAGCTAATATTACAACATTAGGTACTGTAGGTACAGGTACATGGCAAGGTACAGCAATTGCAGCTGGATATATAGGAACTGATGCTGTCGGTGTTGCACAGTTATCAGCTAGTGGTACAGCTTCTTCATCTACTTTCTTAAGAGGTGATAATAGCTGGCAGACTATTGATTTAACAGCTTTAAGTGCAAGTAACTTGACTTCTGGAACAGTACCAGACGCAAGATTTCCTGCAACATTACCTGCAGCTAGTGGAGTTAACTTAACTGCATTGAATGCTTCTAATTTAGGATCAGGAACTGTTCCTACTGCAAGATTAGGTAGTGGTACAGCTTCTTCATCTAATTACCTAAGAGGTGATGGTAGTTGGCAAGCAATTACTTCAATTGGTGGTGATACAGGTGTTGATTTTAACGATAGCGTAAAAGCCCGATTTGGTACTGGAAATGATTTTGAAATATATTTCAATGGTGCAGATAGTTACCTTAGAAATGAAGGTGGTGGAGATTTTGTTATTATTAATACTACTTCTGGAACAATAAAACTAAATCCAGGTGGAGGAAAAGTAGAAGTACTGGGAAATATAGAATTAAATTCTGATAGTAGCTATGACTTAGGTACAACTTCAGTTAGATGGAGAAACGCATATGTCGATACATACTATGGAGATGGTTCTAATTTAACAACATTAAATGCTTCTAACCTTTCTTCTGGAACAGTAGCAACCGCAAGACT